AAGATAGCCTGCGGTATAGGCATATCCCCTAGCTTCACTGATTGCATCAACAACCTTCTTCACAACATTGTATGTTTCCATTTTACTTTTCCTTTTTCGATTGTTAAAAGGGAGGATCGGTAAACACAATCATCCAGACCCAATTGATAAGATCGTCGCGCTCCATGTCACCGTATTCTGAAGCCCAACAATTAGGATGCATATCAAGATTGTTGATATCTTCCATTTTAGAACTCCTGTCTCAACTGATTATGTCTAATCATACATCCATTTCTTAAGATTTACAAGAGAAAAAGATGCGTCAGAATGTCGCAGGTCTAAGTGGTTGATTTTACTCAGCAAAAACTCTTGTAAATGCTTGATTTACATTTTCCTTAGGTAGCTGAACCTTATTCACAAGAAAAGCAGGAGTAAATCCATCAAACGCGCCGCCGTCTTCTAGAAACTCTGCAAACTCCAAAGCATCTTCTTCAAAGAAAAAGGTGTCGATAATCTGTTCCGTTGCATGTTCATAAACGTTCCACACGTAGTCATCCACAACATGCGACACAATCACAGAATACTTGCTCACTTTGTTTCTCCTTTAGGAAGACATGCAATCTTATAGTTGTCATGCGAATAGCGGCTATACTTCTTTTCTTCTAAGAACTTTAATGCATAAACACACGCATCATAGTTGTTGAACTCTTGAAAGGTGACAGTCTGACCGTTACCACCAGCACCAGAAAAATATGAGACGACGACAAGAACGTAGATCATCACGACACCTTTAGTTTACGGAACTTGTCCTTTGAGTTAAAAGAAGACTTTTCAAACACAGGAGTATCTTGTCCACTATCGACAATATCCATCTGTGCTGAGTTCTCTACATCATACAGTCTCATCTTCGCTCTGTCAATACCTACGATAAATCTTTTATTCGATGTGGGATCGTTGTATCGGTTCTTCAACTGTTTGATTTGGATTTGATTCAACTGTTCCAATGTCTCGTTTGTCGTTAAGGCAAACATGAAATCAGCCGTTGCTGGAAGACCAAAGGACTCAGATGTATCAGTCAATTCCACATCAGAACTTGCATAGCCAGAACGTGTTGTCTGAGTTGCAGAAATCAAAGGCACATTAAACTCAACCGCAAGACCGCGCAACTCTTCTGCAATACTCTTGATGTATGTGTATGAGTTGACATTCGAACCCGGCTTGATACGAGATGAAGCACAGATATTCAAATAGTCAACATAGATAACATCTGGCACAAAACTCTTCTTCAATCTCAACTCGTTCAGCAGATTGCGAAAGTGTTGAGAGGAAGCAGATGCAGTTGGATATTCTTTAATAATAAGTTTGCCTTGTGCTTTGTTCTTTGCTTGTGCAATCTTCTTATCATACATGTCCTTTGATAGAGACTGTAGGTCAGCAATATCAACATTCAGAAGATTGGCATCGATACGTTCTGCAATCTTCTCTTCTGCCATTTCCATAGTGACATAGAGAACATTATACCCGGCAGAGATATTCGCCGCTGCACAGTGACACATGAACAGAGACTTACCAACACCAGTGCCAGCAAGTGCGATGTTCAGCGTTTTCTTCGGCAAACCATTCTTGGTAATCTTGTTGAAGAACTCAAGATCGAATGGTACCTTCTCTTCGATACGATGATAAAACTCAAATCGTTCGTCGGCGTTTTCGAAGTAATCATGACCGACATTTGGATCAAACGAGACAGCAAGAGCATCAGAAAGGATTGTTGGTATCGCACCTTTCTGAAGCGTCTTGTCTTTGCCATTCATAATCTCAATCGATCTAGTCATGGCAATGTAGATAGCCTTTTCTTGACAGAACTCTTCGGTACTATCAAGAAGCCACTTTTCGTTTGGTTTCTCTTCGTCTGCTTTCCACGAGTCGAGAGTTTCTTTACAAGACTTTACTTCTTCATCAGTCACATTTCTCGCACTATCAATCTCAATAACCAGAGCCTCAATAGTGGGGCTCTGGTCATACTTCAATACGAATGAGTTGATGTGATTGAATAGAACTTTGTCTTCGCCTACAAAGTAATCTTCTTTGATGAAAGGAATAACTTTTGTACAGTAGTCTTTATTAGTCAGAAGATTCCTTAGTATCGTTTTTTCTAGACTCATTCTGTTCATGCTCCGCCGATTCTAAAATAAGATGATTTAGCAATACACCAAGATGTTGTTCAAATCGCTTGTCATTACGTAATTTTGTTTCAGTATGTTCTCCCATATCTAATAAGTCATACTGAAATCTAAGTACAGCGGTTCCATTATCTTGTTCTTTAATGCCGACTGTAGTATAGCGAAATATAACATTTTTATACTGTTCTGTCAATATTTCAATAGGTACAGTAGACTTATCATCTTGCTTGTTTAGATCATCTCTAAAACGAAAATCACTACTCTCAATCATCTTCTTCCTCCGTGTTGAAAACAGAAGAAGTGCCATATAAAAACTCGCTTTTGCAAGCATCATCTATCTGATCAAGTATCTCTTGTGTGAAATACTTTTCAGGATTCTTTTTGATTTGACTTTCAAAGGCTTTTTCGCCATTCGGAAACTCAAAGCGAGTAGATACTTTTTTAATGATATTAAACTTTTCACCTAGATCAAGTAGACCGTAGTAAGGATCAAGACCCTCTGAATAGTTCAACCATGTCTCAACTTTCTTATCTTCGATTGTCAAACGAGCTTTCTTTGTGTGTGCAGTAACAACAGCGCCTGTACGACCATCATCATCGTCTAGTTGCTTATCTTTCTTCTTTGATAGAAAGATGATAGTTGATGCAGCATATTCAAGACCAGAACCACCACCCATTTTCTTCGTTGGCACATAAGCGCCTACAACATCATAAACGTGATTGGTCACAATCAAAGCAACTTTTGCCTTACCAAGCTTTAATGTAAGAACACGGAATGCACCGCGAACAAGTTGTGCGCGTGTCATATCTCTCGTGTCTTTACCCTCTGCAATGTCTGCCATCTCTTTATCAGTAGATAGATTACCAAGCGAATCAAGAACAAAAATCATAGGGAGTCTTTCACCCTTTTGTTCAAGATACTTGTCAAGAATCTTCACAGCTTGTGTGCGAAACTCTTGAATGGTAGCCACAGGCATAATTGCGATACGCTTCGTGTCCACATCACGCTCTTCGAGCATCTGCTTTGATATAGCAGATTCAGATTCAAAATAAAACACAAAGCCTTTTGGATTGTCTTGAAGAAACTGCTTACAGATATTGATGGCGTAGAACGTCTTACCAGTAGATGGCTCACCAGCAAACGCTGTTACTTTATTAGCGGGTAAACCACCATAGATAGACCCAGAAAGCAGAGCATTAAGACTATAACTCCCAGTAGAAATAAGTCCAGTAACATCTCCCGCTTCCACGCCTTCGTCGGCAATTGCGGCATATTCATTTCCTGTTTCTTTAATTAGTGATGAAAATATATCATTCATAAGATTCTCCTTATGTGGGTTGACCAATTCTTACAATATCGTCTTCTCGGACTATCTCGCCCTGCTGAACTTCGATTATGATTAGATTTTTGGTTGAAGAGGTGTTAGACACTTTGTGAGTAACGCCTATAGGTATATAGAAAGATGCGTGTTTGTGTATGTCAAATGTTCTTTCGCCTACACAAGCCTTTCCTTGACCGTCCACAACACACCATGTTTCAGCACGGTGATTATGATATTGCATGGATATAGACTTGTTAGGAAAAAGTGTAAGTCGCTTGATTTTGAATCCCGGACCACGGCCTATAATAAGCCACGAACCCCAATCTCTTTGAACAAAATCATCGTCTTCAATATCTACAGTTTTTGTTTTTTCTGTCATGCGAAAAATGCCTCTAATGATGAAACATGTTCTGTCTTCCAACCAATACAATCAAGAATTATCTTCAATGGTTCTACAAAAGACTTTTCATACTGTAAATCATAGTCAATATACTTAGCTATGTCAAGTTCTTCTGGTATTATAGTAGAAAACGAAATCACATCGCTTTGAATAGTATTAGGCTCTTTCAGATAGATGAACTTGATCTTCTCTCCTTCTTTGATGTATTCATACTTCTTATCAAGTTTCTTTGTTTTTATAAGATGATTGAAGATCAAAGAACCACGAACATGAATAGGCGTCTTATCACCATATATTTTATTACCTACACCCCTATACTTATCAAGACCGTTTACACCACGAGGAAATGCAATGTGTGCTGGTTCACACTTATGAAACTCTTTACGAAATTTTTCAATAAAGTCTATAACGTCTTTTTCTTTACTGTTAAAGATAATATCAACTGCTTCCCAAAGCTTCTCGCGACAAGCTGAAGGAGTAGATGACTTAATCATCTCAAGTCCCATCACTTTCAACTTTGGCTTTGTGTATTGAACGCCTTCATTATTATGTACACGAATGATGTATCTTTTTTTAGCAGTCCAGATGCCACGATCTGACAAAGCTTCACGTTTCATCATCATCTTTTGTGCATAGGCATTAATATATTGAGCAAGCTCATTATAAGATTTGTCAATAAATGGTTGAATTTTAGCCTCACAGATTTTATCCATGAAGCTGATAATGTCGTTTGTTCCAGCAGATGGATTCTGTTTAATAATAGTCTGATTGACCAATTCATCAAGAGATAGATAAATAGAATCCGTATCCGACGCAATAACATAATCTTCGTCCTCAGTCTTCAATAGTTTGTTCATATATTCATTCAGTTTATTTTCAATCCAGCGAATAGACAACTGTCCCGCTGTTGTAATCGCAGATGCTTGTCTGATATCAAAGAAGCGAAAGAACTCGTTACCCAATGCACCATATGCTGAGTTGAGAGAGACTTTCTTAGCCAACTGAAGATTGTTGTATTTGGCTATGCGCTTTTCAATCTCATATCGTTTGCTAGTGTCTTTTTCTTGTTGCAACTCTTTCTGCGCTTCAATAGCCTTCTTCTTGTAGATGGTTCGTCCATCGTACATTGTTTCCATCAACTCAGGAAGAAAGCCTTGCTTACGGATGTCGAAGAACTGACCATTAGGTGTTAGAGTATGATGCTTCAGTTCAGACGTATCTACATTTCCGTCCAGAAGAATATCAACAGAAACACCAGAAGTAAGAATGCGGTGATGTACAGTATCATAGTTTCTAGGCTCCAGTAGTGTTTCGGGTGAGATGTTATACTGCATAATGAGATGTGGATACAGAGAGTTCAAGTCGAACGATGCAACCCAATTGTGCATACCAACAAGAGGGTCTTTTACATACGCGCCGACGTATGCAGCATTCTTACTATGCCTTTCGTTAGGAGGTATAACCATATTCTTTTTACGAAGATGGTTATAGATAATAACATCCCACATACGAACTTGAGTGAACACATCATCGTAATTGCACTTGTTATCATAAGATAAAGTAAGTGCGAGTTCGATGAGCTTTAGTTTATCTTCTAACTTTTCAACAAGTTCAACGTCTCTGATGTTATACTCAATAAACAACTGATAGTTGTCTTTGTAGAGTGTGTGTAAATTACCATATTCTTCATAGGATAGTTTGCGCTCACCGAGTTCAACATGAGCAATATTATCAAGCTTATATGATTCCTGTGAATTGCCACCGGGCGAATACTTACGATAGATTTCAATATAATCTAATGTAGATATGCCCGACAAGTCATAGAAATTCAGTGTGCGATTAAATGTTGTGATTTCTCTTGGACGAACTTGATTCCAAGGCGAGAGACGCTTTGCAAAATCTTCGCCCAGCAATCTTGTAATTCGATTAACAAGATATGGAATATCAAACATGCGAACATTCCATCCTGTAATGATATCAGGATAGTCTGTTGTCCATTCGTCAACAAATCGCTTGATGAGGTCTATCTCATCACGACACTTCAAATACCTAACGTTATCTTTAGTATTATTAAACTCGCCGCAACCAAACACAACAAACTTGTTACCCATCTTATAAGTAATCGCTGTGATCGGCTCATTGGCATTATTCGGTTCAGGAAAACCATTTTCTGATCCTACCTCTATATCTATGTTGCATATGTTGATTAAATTTTTGTCCCACTCAATATCTTCAGGAAAACGGTCTGAGATAAAGCAATACTCATATCTCTGCATACCATAAATCTTGAAGTTGTTTACATCTTCATACTGTTTAACAAAATCACGACAGTCACGAATGGTGCCAGGATTGATTTCTGACACATATTCGCCCGTGACTGTCGTGAACTTTGTTGGTTTAGGAGAAGATACAAATAAAGTGGGATGATAATCTACTTTAAGACAAACTTTTCTGCCGTTGTCAACGCCTCTGTAGAGAATTTTTGAACCATAAACTTGAACATTCGTGTAAAAAGTATTCATTATGCTCCTGGAATAATGAGTTTAGAAGAAGGCGCAACAAGACCACCAAACATCTGATTGTACTGATTAATAAACTCCTGCACAGGAGCCATCGTTACTATAACATGTGCCTTATGAATAGTAAAGTTCTTCTGTTCAGAGAAGTCTGCCCATGGAGCAAATCCAACTGTAGGCGTCTGAGGATTTGTCTTTGTTGGCATCACAACGACACGGACAGGATTCTTAATATCAATGTGAGTGTCGGTTTCGCTGATAATTTCGGCAAGAAGCTCTTCACCTGAAATCATCTTAAGAAGTTTGAGATTTGCAGCCATTAGTCTTGAAACTCCATAATGTAGTCATAAACTCCAAGTGTTACCCATCTCTCTGGAATAAGAGTGACACGCGAACCAGATTCGGTCTGGTATGTATACTTGTTATCGAAATCGACAATCTTGCCGATGCGTTCCCACTTGCCGTCAAACGCTCTCTGCTTGAACTGTGTTTCAAGAACGGTCATACCATATTCAGTCTTACCAGTCATATTATTCTCCTTAAAGGTCGATACCGAAATATTGATTGTCACGAAGAAGTTTGAAATCCTGCTTGTTGTCTGTGATACAAGCATCGCAAATAATACCAGACTTGAATTTATCTGTCAAGACTTCATATAAGTTTCCGTCTGCAATAGTTGAACCATAACTACCAATCATATATTTTGTTCCATCGCGCTCAAAGATTTCAGACGCACAATACATCGCTTGTGTGCAAGGTTCTTGAAACAACGGAACAAACATCTTTCTACAATTTGTGCATGTGATCATGTAGTTAATCCCAAAGATTCTCAAAATATTTTCCGAACAAACGAAAAGCATTACGCATACGATCTTCAACTTTCCATAGTTCATCGTAGTTTTTATTTTCGTAATATTCGTCTTTCCATTCGTCATTTTTCTTATGATCGAATGCCCAGATCATTTCATCAAGAACCCATTCCCAACGATCAAAGAAAAGTTCGTCGGTGTCCCATTCATTTTCTTTAGGTGGTGCTGCTGTTGAACGAAGATGTTCTGGCACATCTTCATCTTCAATCCAAGGAGCACCATGCTGTGTTTCTTTGAGTTGAACAAGCATAGGATGAATAATATGTGCAAGAGTATAGTCCATACTCCACGTATCGTAACGATCAATCTTAATATCGATTTTACGATTCTTACGATATGGACCAATATGCACTTTCATAATTTAGCATCCTACGTTTGTGTCTATCTCTTCTGCTTCTTCAATTGTTCGTTTGGCTGTATCTGTAAGAACTTTCAGAAGACCAATCTCGGTAAAAACTTTTTGTGCTTCTTTACCCATCTCAAAAGTAATGATTGCACCACCATCAGGCTGATCTTCAAAAGACAAGACTTCAATGTGCCAAGGATCAACAGCATTCTCTGTGCTATCATATGTCTTTGCAAAGATATCGGGCTTACAAGGATAGAACTCACCGTTTACACCCTTGATGAGATAATCACCGACGCGAGCGGACATAATGCCCTCAAGCGTATAGATAGAGATTGACTTCTCAGCAGTCAGATCGTTGTTGTTCACAACACCATTACACCACTGAGCAAGTTTTTCAACGTTGTCTTCAGTGACCTCTTCTGCTTCAATCTCAACAGACTTCTTCACATACTTAGGCATCACTTATCTCCATATGGGTATTGAATAACATTAGAGGGAAGTTTAGAGATATCTAAAGTTCTACCAATTTTAGCGAAAAACTCTCGGACAAAATCTATGTCAACGGGGAAAGAACATACAACAGTTTCATCCTCTGGCAACCAACGCTTTATCGTTCCATCCTTGTAAAAGACATTACCTTCATCTTCTGCGACCCACATCAAAGCTCCATTCTCATGAAGCTCAATATACTCAACAGACTTGTCATAAAACTTACGGTTGGTTGCGATTCTCTTAGGCATCACGTTTCTCCAATATCAAGACAATCCTTAAGCGATGGGAAGAGACGAGTAAGCTCATACCATGCATCAAGAGCAATCTGACGATGTTCCTTCTGAGTCGATGGATCAGTACGAACCTGACAATAGTGAATCCAGCTACGAACAGAACCCTTCATATACATGCGAGAGTTAGTCAGACCTTCTGGAAGAACAGCACGAGCTTGCTCCTTGGCAATTCCGTTGTCGATTGCCCACTTGTATGCTTTTTTTGCTTTAACAGTAAGAGCTTCTTGCAGCCATTCCCAATCTTGTTGAATTTCTTTATCATCAGTTTCGATGCTATTCTGACGATTTTTCGTATCCTGCAAACGAGCTTCACGAGTAGAGAACCCAAGGCTCTGTGTCGGATCAGCATAACGCTGCGAGAACTCCTGAAACGAAAATGACCTGTGACGAATGATCTGACGACCAATATCACGAGTTGTATTGATTTCCATAACGATGTCAACTATCTCAAACGGCGACCAGTGCTTATGCTTTGCAAGATAGCGAAGCAGCTTTGGTGCAGTCAGATGGTTGTGCTGATTGTCAGGATTAGAGACACGAGCAACATAAGCAATGAACTCGTCAATCTCAAGAACGTAGTTGGTATTCGGATCGTTGATAAGTGGCTGAGTAACAGCAATTGCCTTAGCAGTATTCATGATATACCTCTTCAAGTATCTTTTTCGTTTCTGTCCAATCTTTTACATGATAGCAAGTATCAGCTAGAATAGCAAGCGGATAGTCATTACCACTTTCTTCACATCTATCACCGAAAAATACAATCTGATTTTCCTCTTCAACGATGAAAGGATAAACTTGACCCTTATCGTTTCCTTTTAGATAAACGTCTATGCCTGTTTCGCCTGCTATCGCACAATCTAGACGAGGAAGATATGATCGAATTTTACTCGCAATTTTTTCTCGCTCTTTAGTCTTTGTATCCCAATCGATATATGCTTGACGTTGTTCTTTTGTCGCATTGCGTCCAACTATAGAAAAATTAATCATACCAGATCGCTTTTCTATATGTTTGCCTGTTCTAATAGGAAATCTAGAACCAACTAAAAGAGTTTCGAGGATATCAGTTTCGTGATAACCGAGTTTCATTATATTGCGATAGACAAGTCTATTCTTTCGCCAAAACTCATTGCCACAACAAGAAAAAACTCCTTCACAAGCATGAATGACTTCTTTACCTATCTGTTCATGAGTTTTACGTAAATCACTACCAGTAACAATATAAACAGTATTGCGCTTACAAAAAGAGAGAAAGAACTGACGAAAATTTTCATCTATTCTTTCTCTCGACGGTGTTAGTGTACCATCAACGTCGAAAACAAATACATACATTACTATTCACAATAGCGAACATACTGCGGTCTTTGATAATAATCATATCCAATAAATTCTTGCCAACAATATGGCTGATAATTCATATAGATGCCCGTGCCTAGAAGGCCTAGACCAAGTGCAGCACCACCATATACCCACGGCGAGGAATTATAATGTCTGTGATGATATCTGTGTTGATGTGTATAACCGCCATGTCGATGATGATTATATCGCTCTCTTGCTTCAGCAAATGATGTGAATGCAACGAGAGCAACAGCAGCAAGAGCTAACTTATTCATATGCTTCTCCGTTAGATGGAGCGGGTAGTCGGAATCGAACCGATCCTAGTCAGCTTGGAAGGCTGATGCACCACCATTATGCCATACCCGCGTTATTCGTTACGACTTTTTACGTGCAGGTGCCTTCTTGGCAGTCTTTTTAGTTGTGCGCTTGGATTTACTTTCCGTCACCTTTGTTGTTACCGCATCCGTGATCTGTGAATTAACAGACTTCTGTGCGTGGGGATTTGCAGTTGTAAATCGATCTACACCATCTTTCTTTCCAAACAACTTATCTCTAAACCAAACTAAAATACTCATGTTTTAATCCTTTTGCTAATACCGTACAATTCTGGAAAACGACGCTCTAAGAGAAGCATCGCATCTTCTATATAGCCTGCCTTGTAACGCCAGATTGCCTCTCGAATCTCGGGACGTTCATCTTCAACATCTTCAGCGAGTATCTTATATCCCCTACGTTCAATCTCATCGATAAGATCATCATCATCAACATCATCAAGATCAATATCGACTTCAACTTCCTTATAGACAGTAGGCATGATCAGTT